TATCACACAATTAAACTGTTCAAAGAATGCCTTATCAAAAGTCGCCAAAGATTGCCATGTGGAAACTACAACTGGCTTATTCTCATCTATATCATATCCGTAATACTTTCTTTGTACATGAGTATCTACGTCCCAACCGTAATCTTTAAAGTCTTTGTACATTTGTTCTACCAGAGAAGTTGTTGGTACAATCAATAACACTCTTTTATTTTCTTCTATCATTTTTCTGATAATAAAATAAATGATAAGAGATTTACCAGACGCTGTAGGTGATATCATTACAGAGCGTTTATGTGTTAAAGCATGTACAACCGCCTGTGATTGGTAATCTCGTATTTTGATGTTAGGTACAGGTATTTGCTGGATCCAGTTGGAAAAATCATTGGTAGGAGAACCTACACCAATGGTTAGCGGTGCTTCGTGTATGATTGTATGTGCGTTCCTGCGACAAAATTCGTTTACATAAGGTAGTAGACCAGCATACAATTTACCTGTCGCTTTACTAAACAATCTTATCTTACCGTCCCATCTTCTTGCTCTTACAGACGGCATAAAACTTGCACCTGGTACTTGAAACGTAAAGAAGTCAGATAGTGACTGTAATAGTCCTAAATCTTCACTTATACACTTAATATAGGATTCGTTATACTTGCTTACTCTTAATTCGCTCATTTAATTCATCATATGATATATTGGTCATATTTCGTATATCTTTGAATTTGTCTATTGGTTTGCCAACATGTACATATTCATGTTGAGGATATTTCTCACAAAGTTTGATAGTATGATTTAACCAGTTCTTAGGGTCAATTGCTTTGGCATTTGTACCAACATAACCTTTTGTACCTTTGTATAGATTATTTACGGTGTCTGTTTCACTATAACAATCATAACCTATTAGATATATCTTACTATCTTTATCAGACGCCATTAAAGCAATTAATGTGCCTGCATTTGTTCTTTCTAATTGATACTTACCAAGACCTTGCACTCTATCTTTTTTCTTTGTCCATGTAATTAGATATCCTTCTTGGTCTTTAGATAGATATAATTTGTAATCATCTTCGTTCCAATCTTTTCTTTCTTCTCTCATCTTTGCCATTAGGTCTTTATTGTTTGCCCAACATACAAAAAATCTTTTCTTTTCATCTTCCCATTCGTGTTCGTTTGTGTGTGTAAGTTTAGCATTTACAATACCTTTACCTAAAAACTTCTCAATACTTTCTTTTTCAAAGAGTTTATCATACATACTTGCAGGATTCTTTGTCCATTGTCTAAGATAAGTGATATGTTTAAATGCATAACCTGACCTGTATATTTCATGGCAGATATTATAATCCATTGCCAGTAATACGTCAGGTGTAAAGTCTCTATACAATCCATTACAACCATATATCTTACCAAAAGGTCTTAATGTTTCTAAATCAAAGTCTTTTCTGCTTTCGCCATTACCAATACAAAAAATCATATACCACCTTCCGTAAATCTTTTCCAGTCTATTGCGTTCTTAATTTGAAAACCACGATTACCTATTTGTTTCAGTACGTTCTCTAAGTAATCTTTTACTATCTTTAAATAATTTACTTTTTGTTTTTGTTTGATGATTTCTTCGTCAGCGTCAATGAATGTGCCAACGTCTTGTCGTAAAACTTTTAATTCAAAATTACTCTCTTTGTATTCTTCTGGTTCTGCTTTACCTGTGTAAAACAACCATTTTGATTTATACAACTTAGAGTATTCACTTTCTGCTTTTGTTAACATAAGTGAATATGTTGAAAAATGTTTTAGATATTTTGCGTGTAAGATTGGTGTTTGTAAACTTTCAATATCAAGTTCAGTATCGTCAATCTTTAAGTCTTTTTCAGCTTGCGCTTGTAGTTCTTCCAAAGTCATAATCTATTATATCACATTTCTGCCAAAATGGCAAATTTTATTTTAAAATGGTGTTGAGTATTCGTGGTACTTGTAACCAAATGTACAACTTGCTGTCAAATATTCAACGTCTGTTAAGTTTTGATTGTACTCTAACGCTGACAATGATTTAGGATAACAATCTCTAAATGATACCTCTACCTTTGGCAGGTTTCTACTTGTCAAAACTAATAACTTACTATCACTATATATACCGCCGTCCGGAGTAGGTGCTCCTGTTTTACCAGGTTCAGATTGAATACCTCTACTTTGTGATAATGGCATTCTATCTGCACCTTCCGCTAACAATTCTTGGTACTTCTCGTCACTATCTAATTGTGCCAGACCTGCCATCCAATCATGTATCGCCCTATAGTTTGTTAGTTCTTCATCTACAAGAAACGTAATTGTTAAGTCACCAAATGTTAAATCATTACCAGGTATCTTTAATTGTTGTAATCTAGTAGGTTGTATGATTTCTGCAAGTGACACATCTGGTATCTGTGCCGCTACTGTATTAAACTCTACAGTAGGTAATTTAGACATTTGAAATCTAAATTTTGTTGGGTCTGCATAATCTAACTTATTGCCTGCAAATTGACGGTCTATCGCTTTAGTTGTAGTCATATTACTATTTATAAGGAATAAGGAGCAAAAAAAAGGGCGGGAAAACCCGCCCTCTTTTGTTTTCTGTAAAACAACAGATTACATAAGGTTAGTTACCTTAACCATTCTGTAATAGATGTTTGATTGGTCAGTACCTGTGTCAGAAGCTTGTGCTGAACTTTCTGCAAATGGGTTTCTAATTAGACCGTATCTAGTTTTGAAACCAATTTTAGGTTGGAAAGTATCTTCACCAACTGCTCTAACCATTTGTAGAGGTACGTACGGACAATAGAACATACCAGCGTCATAAGGTGAAGTACCTTTATAACCTACTGTGAAGTATTGTGCCGCTGTGTTGTTTGACGCATATGGGTCAATGTACACTTTGTATCTACCGTTCATAGTACCAGCAAAAGTGTTACCAGTATCATCAACGTTTAATGAGTTATTTAAAGCAGGTGTGTAGTCTAAGATACCAGCCATTTGTAAAGCAGAAGCAACGTCTGATGAACAGATAACAATGTTACCTTTTCCTCTTCTTGTTTCTTGTGCAATTACGTTAGCGTCTCTCTCAACTTGGAACATTAGACCTTTAAACTTCTCTACAGACCATCTACCGTTGGAATCTGTGTCTAAGTCAAAAGTACCAGATGTTGTTGTGTTGATGTTAGCACCTTTTTTTGCTTTTTCGTAAATTGTTCTAACAACTTCCCTGTTAATCTCACCTAGGATCTCAGCAGACAAGATGTTTGCTAATTCAGTTTCAGCGTCTAAGCCGTGAATTGCTTTAAGGTCTTGTGCAAGTTCCATAGTGTATTCTGCTTTTAACTGTCTAGTTTTAGCAGTCACAGTAGACTTCTCAATTGAGAAAGCCATTTCTGCAAGTGATGATGAAGCTTCAGCAGTCGCTGTTGCAATACCAGTACCAGCAGTCACACTAGTTGTTGTATCGTTCATTAACCCTGGATTTAGAGTTGCACTATGAGTACCAGTACCAGAGAAATCTGAATCCGGTTCATTGAATAATGCTTCTGTACCTGAGTTAGAAGTAAATCTGCTCTTCATAGCGAAGATTAGACCAGTTGGACCAGTCATAGGTTGTACACCACAGATGTCGTATGCGATAAGATTAGGCATAGCTCTTCTTACTAATGAAATTAGAATAGGGTCCCAGTTAGCGATTGCGCCACCTGTGACGTTTGCAATTTCACCTAAGAATGCTCTGTCTTCTTTCGCTGCTTTTTCTTGGTTTTCCAGGATAACTGATGTCACAGCTCTCTTGTACGGGTTGTCAATCTTTGGCAAGTCCGCATGCTCGAGTACTGGAGCCCATTTTTCCTGTAAGTTTTGCGAATTAAACATTTGTTTATCTCTCCTCTTAGTTTTTAATTGTTGTAGATATCTCTACTTTTAACCCTACTAATAGCATCCGTATAACGAGCCATGGAATCACTCATGTCCGCTACTGTGTTACCATCATTGGAATTTGTTGTATCAACATTTTCAGTTGATTCCGGTGCAGCTTTTGCTTTACCAAAATAACTCTCTTTAATTGTAGTTAATTTAGCTTTGTATTCGTCAGCACCTTCATAGCTGATGTCTTCAATTAATGATTTTAGTTTTTCAACTTCCGTGTCTGCAAGACCAGAAGTCACGTCTTCTAAAATTTCATCTTTTGAATACTCAGATAATTGTTTCTTCATTTCAACTGCTTGAGTTGTCATTTCATTTACTTTACCTTTTAATTCTTCAATCTCAGTTTCTTTTGCACCAAGAATGTCGTATTTTTCTTCAGGTATATCAATGTAATGGTCTTCAAATAGTTGTTTTAAACCACCTATAAAGTCTTCAGCGATTTCACCTTTTACGCCTTTTTCTATAGCTAATTCGTTTTCTTTCATCCATTCCTCAACAACATAGTTTAAGTAATTGTCAACTTTGTTTGTTAATTCTTGTTTGTAAGCACCTTTAGCTTCAGCGATTTCAGTTTCGTATTCGCCTTCTAATCTTTCAATCTCAGACTTTACTTTAGATTTAACGGCAGCTTCAAAAATAGTTGCAGCTTTAGTTTTAAATTCTTCACTTAAAGAACTATCACCAGAAACTAGAGCGTCAACATCTTCTTTTACGTCAATGTCTTTTACTCTTTTTTCTACTGCTTCTTTTTTCTCTTTAGACTTCTCGTCATCATGCATTGCTTCATCTTTTTCTTTATCTTCGTCATCACCGTGCATTGCTGACATAATCTTAGAATATGCTGCTGCTAATTCAGATTTTTTCTTTTTACCCATAGCGTCATACATCGCCTGGATCATACCTGATTTAGTTTTTGGCATTTCTGAGATTTCTTTTTCGTCTTTTTCGTCTTCCGTTTCTTTTTCTTTATCAGCGTCATCATCATGCGCTGCTTCTTTTTTAACTTTATCGTGTTCTTTTTCGTCCTCAGCGTTCAATTTTTGCATTGGTTCTGAAGGAGCGGCACCTTTCGTAGGAGCGGACGTATCTTTCTTTGCTTTCTTAGCATGGTCAGTTGAACTTGCGTCAGTTGGAGAAGTCACTGCTTTTCCACCATCTTCATAGTCAGCTGCTTTCTGCATAGGTTCTGCTTTACCAGCACCTGCTTTTGGAGCGTCTGCACCCTTAGGAGCTTCATTTACGATATCTAGTTTTTCGTTTTCCATTTAATCTCTCCTAATTAAAATAAATTAATTAATTAATTTGCGTACTACTATTTATTATTTTGCGACTTTTCGCATAAATTTATCAAAAGCAGCCGTTTGCTTTTCAGCTAATTCGTGTTGTCTTGCAGCTTCTATTTCACGTTGTATTTCGTGTATATCAACTTCTTTAACAACACCATTATCCCAAACCCACTCTTTGCCTTCCATAACACCTTGTACAAATGCACTTGGAGCACTTGGGTCTGCAACAATGTCGGCCGCCGTAGCTAAGTAAAAGTCAGATTTTACATAGTTAGTACCGCCTTTATTCTCCAAGGAACCCATGCCCCTTGACGAAACTCCTAATTGTGCGCCTTCGTCTATTAAAGACTTGACAATTTTACCGTATGGTGTATCAGTCACTTTTGCTTCACCAATATAGTTACCTTTACCGTCACCTTCTAGTGAAGTAATTAAGTGTGATACTCTCTCTAAGTTTACAGTTGGTCCATCAGGATGTCCTAACTCACCAAATGCTCTCTTACGGTCAATAAACTCTTTTTTATATCTATTAACTTCTTTTTCTAATACTTCTTGTGGATATACACGACCATTACGATTTTTAATGTTCGCTTGCATGAATATCCCTTTGATTTTGTGAGACTTTTTACCGTTCTCGTCTGCTTCTGCAATCAACTGAACGTCTGTAAGCTCTTCCGTAATAAGTTTCATATGTTTTTCCTTTAGTCCTATTTATATTATCTTACCTCTAAAATGATGGTATAACTGTCTCCTGATACGAAATTATGCGTAGAAAACAAAATATCACCAGTAGGTGTGCTTGCATTGTTTGCTATTTGTATTGCCGGTGTCTGTAAATCTATCGTTCCTTGTCCTGATAGATACATCGCCGTTGCGTTAGTAGTTCCCTCAAATAGGATTTCTACGGACCCCTTAGGGTCCGTAGTGTTTACACTATAAATCACTCTAGCAATTTTAGTAGAAGTTGACAAGTGATTTAAACTTGCACTCGTCATCTTCTCTACTAAACTCTCTCCTGTGCCGTCTGATTTGTTCGTAAACTTCATTACAGTTTTAGAACCTGCAACGTCTGTTATTGTTTGTGATGATACTGTATCAGCCATTATCTTGTTTGTCCTGAGTATGTGTAACCTTTTGCTTTAGTTACCTCTATAATGATTGTACCTGTAGCAGCACTTGAATTGTTAACAAGTATATCACCTGTCACACCAGAACTTTCTGGGTTTGTGATAAGTGGTTGTTTACCATGGAATCCATACTCACCAGTACCGTGTATTGATATTGCGTGGTCATTTGAACTTGCGTCAAATAATATTTGTATATCACTTGTTGCCGCTGTTGTATTCCATTTAATACTTTTGATGTGTAGTGTTGGGTTAGAGGAATGTCCTCGTAATGCACTTGCATCCACACACACAACATTTGAGTTAGTAGCATTGTTGATTTCAAACATTCTTACTGTTCGTGTCTCACTATCTACTAAGTTTCTTGCGTTTACTATTGCCATTTTTACTCTCCTTTATATGGTTAGGCCTGTTTCTTTTTTGAAATAAGCTTCAATGTCTTTTTGTTGTACTTTATATTTTAATGCAACGTCTTTCATTACCTTACTAAACGTTGTTAAAACTCTTCCTGGTGTTTTCTCTAACTGAGAATACACGTCATCTACCGCCTTTTTATTCTTAGGCGCTAGTTTTTTATAAACCAAAGAACGTTTATGTTCGCCTTTTTCACTAATTGTCGATTTCAACTGGCTCAGCGTTATCATTCGTTTCTGGTTCCTTTGCCATGATTGTTGAAGCAACTTCTTTTCTTTTATCATCTAGTTCAGTACCAACTTTATCTGTTAATGCACTTTTAAAAGATTTTTCTGCTGCCACGTTATCGTCTTTCTCTAAAGCGTCAATCATGTCTGCTATTGGGTTAGAATTGTCCGTCATCATTATCATCTCCTTCTGGTGGCGCTTCCGCCTCCTTTTCTTTCTCTATTTTAGATTTTTCTTCATCAATATCAATGTCTGTCATTTTAAGAATGTTCTTCATTGCCCACTCTTTAGAATAAATGTTACCTATCATTTCACTATCTTTTAGATTACGATAAATCTCCATTCTTTCTTTAAACATTTCACTTTCTTTTATTTCAGCATAGTAACCATCATTCACATAATTGTATCTGATTGTTCTTGCTAGACTATTTTCCCAGTCTTCTATTGTTATAATACCTTTCAGTATTAATTGTGTTTTCAATAAATCGTGTAATAGATTATTAAATCTTGTTCTAAGTCTGTCAACAAATTTACTAAACTTCAATTCGTCTCTATTGATTTCAGTTGCTCTACCCATATTGAAACTACCTTCAGCTTCTAATCTGGATACAGGCACGTTTAACGACTTATACAATTTCTTTTGAAAGTATTTGATATCTTCTACTTCACCTAAGTTAGAACCACCTGGTAATGTAGTGATTTCTGTACCTCGACCACCTTCTCGTCTTGGTAACCAAAAGTCTTCTAACATAGACATATACTGTCTATCGTCTCTTATCTCACCTGTACTTGCGTCATAGACAAGTTTGTTTCTGTATCTATTCATTACATCTTTGAGATATTGCTCTGCCTTTTGTTTAGGTAAGTTACCTACATCAATGTAGAATATTCTTCTCTCAGGTGCTCTGGATATTCTATAGATAACAATACTGTCTTCAATCATTCTTAACTGATTGACAGGTTTGATTGCCTTATGTAAGTGTGATAGTATCATGTTTCTTTGTTGGTCTATCATACCACTAGGACAAAAAGCAATTGCGTCTTTTGTTATCGCTATACCTTGTGTTGAAGCTGCACCAGGTTGTACACCTTTTTCATTGTAGATATAAAATTCTTCAAAATCTACAACAGGTGGTGTGTTCAAATCTTTAGGTTTAAATTCTGCATTTTCTTTCTTTTTAGGTTTTCTTACCTTTTTAATCTTACGAGGGTCAATATATCGTAATTCAGTAATACCTTTTTTAACATCTTTAGGGTCTATTACTTTGTGATATACTATACGACCATCTACATACCAACGTCTGAATATGTCGTGTCCTTTTTGTTCAAATTCCAATAATGATAGTACGTTGTTAAATTCTTCCTCTATTTTCTTTTTGATTGGTGTACCAAAAGGTACGCTGTGCATGTTTAGACGGATTGTTTCTCTATTGTCATCAATGACTATTGCTTCATTGACCACGTCTTCAATCGCCTGGTCACACTCAGGTTGCATTGCAACCTCTCTATACCTTCGTATTAAATCTGCCTCGTTGTTTACTTTTCCTTCAATATCAAGGTAGGTGCCATAATGACCACCTCCCATAATAGTCTGTACGCCATCATCTGCTGTTGGCGCCGTAAACGTTTGACTATTGTTAGGGGTATCTTTACGCTTGATTTCAAAGCCAAAAAATTCTGCCACTACATTTCTCCTTTTCAATTATTTATGGCGCCCTGGAAGAGCGCCATAAAATACAACATATTATTACGTTGTAGTGTTTGATTCCCAATATTGGTATCTCCAAGTACATTCAAAAGTTTCTAACGCCGTTACCTGGTCATAGTTTAAATCTACTGTACCCACAGTTAGCGGCCAAAGACCTCTAAATGTGTAAGATTTAATAATATTACCATTTCTATCTAAGTGGTCAACAAATGCGTCCACTTGATAATCACTAGGGTTATTTAAACCTTCGTTATCACTATGGTTATTGATACCATTTGACCATCTTTCTATAGCATTTCTGATATCAAAAGATGTGTCGTTGATGATAGTTGTTGTCCAAGTTTGGAACGTTCTATCACCTGCCATGTATATAGGTCTTCCTCTAAAGTTAACAGTCAGTTCGCCTAACTCTGAGCTTGGTAATTGTGTAGCTGAACATAAGAACGCCATGCTCTCAGTCTCACCACCAACACTTGCAAATCCTGGAAAAGGTAAAGTTACCTTAAACTGGTTTTGTCTAGCTCCGCCGCCTTTTAGTTTAGAGATAAAGTCTGATACGTTTGCCATTTTCTATCTCCTTTCTATGCGCCTGCTACTTCTGAAAAGGCAACGCCTGTTCTTGTAGCAATGAAGTTAAGTTTAATGAAGTTAATAGAACGATTTGGTTTCACAAAAATATCTGAAACAAATTCGTTTCTGTCTATAACTTCGCCTGTATTGTTTGTTTCATCACAAACTACTTTAAAGTCTGTGATACCTCTTCTACCTTGTACGTCTCTTAGGAAAGGTTCAATCAAGTTTCTAAAATTCGCTCTTGTAAATTCGTCATTGAACTCAAAGAGTTGGAATTTAGCCGCTGTTGCGATTGCCTTTTCTAAAGTGATGAACAGTCTTCTAACATTTATTCTGTCAAAAGCACTAGGTTTTGCTTGAGCTGTCTTATCACCAAATAGTACAGTACCCTGTCCAGGGAATGTGACTACTGGATTTACTCTTGCTTTATACAACTCGTCTCTTTGTGTCTGATTAGGGTCAAATGCAAGTTTAACTGCACCTCTAATCTGACCTCTAGTGAACCCAGCAGGAGAGAACCAACTATCTGCAACGTTATCCGTTCTAGCACATAGACCAGCGATATCACCGTTTAGTGGAACAAATCTATATACGCCATTGTATTTGTCGTACATGTACTTATAACCACTATCAATGACAGCGTATGATGAACTAGAAAGTCCGTCTGCAAATGATTTAACGTTAGCTGTAGCAGCGATTGGGTCTGAAACGTTTACAACGTCTGCTCTAGCAGGCGAAATAAATGCCACACAATCTTTTCTGCCTTCAGCAATGTCAATCACTTTAGTTGCTTTTGTATCTCCAGTTGCGTCAGCACCTGTTTGAGAAGGACCAGTCATTAACAAGTTTAAATCAACAGTTTCAGCATCAGCAAACTTGTCATAGCCTAATGCTAATTCAGCGTTTGTTGGTGCGTTGTCATCTGTACCACTTGATAATGAATTTTTGAATACAGTAAATGCGGAAGCACCTGAGTTATCAAATGCCGTACCAGTTTTTGTGTTACCAGCAGTTGATAATGTTGTCTCATGGTCCATCCAATAAACGTATTCTGAGTTGTTGTATATAACGTCAACGTAGTAGTTAGTATCGCCTTGAGCATTCTTAGCGTCTGAAGCTTGTGATAAACCTTCAAATGTTTCTAAGATTGTTCCTGCGGTACCTGTAATACCACCGTCTTCATCAACGATTGCAATGTGTAGTTCGTCATTTGAACCACCTGCGTTTGAAACATCATCTGTAGTTGAAGGCGCTGCTGAGAAATTGAAATAATATTCCCAATATCTCTTAACATATGCGTTATCAGCTACAGCATGTCTTAAACCACCTGTTTCTGTATTACCAGTTGCAGGATTAAATCTTGTGATTGTTAATGTGTGTGACGATATTGCCGTTATTTTATAGTAATGCCCTGATGGAGCAGCAGTGAAGTTAGAACTAATGTCACCAAACTCAAGGATATCACCAACTTGTACCTCAGTACCGTCATCAATTGTAATTGATGTATCGCCAATTGCCGCTGAAGCGTCATTGACTAGGTTATCTGATGGTAATGTTTGTGAATAAGCAGTTGAGTTAGTACACATTGAAGTTTTTAGGTTATTACCCCACGTTCCTGCTTCTCTAGCAGCAAACGCTCCTACACTTCCTTGTCCAGAGGCATAATTGTTTAAATAGTCTGTAGTATTTTTGATTTGGACTGCGGTACCTGACGCTACTGCGTTTACGTTACCTGTAGCCGCTCTTACTACTTTCAAGTTGTTACCGTACTGTAAAAAGTTGGCTGCCGTAAAAAAATATTCAAAAGTGTTAGCGTCTGGTTTTCCAAACACTCTAACATATTCATCTTCGCTTGAGATTGTCGTAACCTCATCCATTGGACCTTTCTCACTAACAACAACTAATCCACCAATTGAGGTAGATACAGCTGGTACTACGTTAGTAAGGTCTTTTTCCGTGACGAGAACACCAGGTGAAACTAAAAAAGCCATCTTGTTTTCTCCTTATTAATTAATTGCAATTAAGTAATTATCGTTAATTACACTTCTATTTATAAAATGCAAGATTTACCAACCTCTTTTGTACTTTATTGGTGACCATGTTGTCCCATAAGCGTCTTTAAACGGTGCGTCTTCAGGACTGTCTATACCATCATCTACGAAGCCAAATGGCGCCATGTCTTGTTCCATCTGTCTTTCCGTTTCATCTACAAGTCTTGCTCTTATATCTTGGTCTGTTAATTCTTTAAAATATGTCTGATTTGATAACCAGGCAAACATAACGAGACAGGTCACTAAGTCGTCTGAACTACCTTCCTCTGCTTCGTATTTCTCTTTTCCTTTGAGAATATATGTAGATAATTCAGCAATAATATCAAAATCGTTGATTATCAGTTTATCTAATTCTACCATTGTCTTTAAGTTAGAACACCCAATCTTTTTTGTTGCCTTTGTTGTACGCAATCCTAGTTGTGACTGTTTGCCACTAAATCCTGTACCTGCAATCTGTCCTGAACGCCCTCGTTGATTGACCATAATCAGATTATCGTATTCTAAATCAAATTGTAATGTATCTGCAACTTGACCACCTATATCATTTACTTCTACAAGTATTTCTGCATTATTATAACTCTTAGCAATCTTTTGTATAACTTGAGGAAATAATAAAGGTTTGATTTCGTTGTTTCTATATTTCGCCACAATTTTATATGGTAT